TGGGCTTTGCTAAGCCGCTGTCATTCCAACGCGGAAGGGTGGCCGAGTGGTTTAAGGCACCGGTCTTGAAAACCGGCGTGGGTGCAAGCCCACCGTGGGTTCGAATCCCACCCCTTCCGCCACCGTTGCTTCCGTCGACCTCCGCGGAAGCCCACTTTCACCTTGATTTACAGCGCGTTCTGCAAGAAGTTCGTCCGCGATCTTCCGCGACGGACCGCCCAAATCCGTGAAAATTCCGGGCATAAAGCCGGGTATCTTTTCTCGCGGCCGGGTATTTTACACAGGACGCCGATGCTTACCGACACCGCAATCAGAAAAGCCGCCCCAACCGCGAAGCCCTACAAGATGGCGGACGGTGGCGGCCTTCACCTCTTCGTCAGCCCTGCCGGCGGCAAGCTATGGCGCTATCGGTACGAGATCGGCGGCAAAGAGAAAACCCTTTCGATCGGAAAGTATCCGGCTATCTCGCTCGCTGCGGCACGCCAAGCGCGGGACAAGGCGCGAAGTATCCTCGCGGCCGGGCGCGACCCATCTATCGCGAAGCGCGTTGAGAAACTGACGATCCGAGCCCAGGCGGCCGACAACTTCGAGGCTATAGCTCGGGAGTGGTTCGAGGCCAATGAGGCCAGATGGACAAAGGTCCACTCAGATGACGTGCTTGAGTCGCTGGAGAGAGACGTCTTTCCGTTCATCGGAACGTTGCCCGTCGTCGAGATCGAGCCGCCGCAGATATTGACCGTTGTCCGCCAGATCGAGCAGCGCGGCGCGATCGAAACCGGCGGGCGCGTCAGGCAGCGCATGAGCGCGGTGTTCGTGTATGCCATCGCCACCGGCAGAGCGAAGACGGACCCGGCGGCCATCATCAAGGGAGCGCTTGCGTTTAGACGTAAGGGCAGATTCCCCGCCATCACAGATCTGGAGAAAGCAAGGCAGATCATCCGAGACGTTGACGCGACGCCAGGATTCGCGATCACAAAGCTAGCCATCCGGCTTGTAGCCCTGACAGCCGTCCGGCCAGGCGTCATCCCCTCGACGCCTTGGAGCGAGCTGCCGCAGGGCGCGGACCTATGGGTGATTCCAGCGGCGAGAATGAAGATGTCCGCCGAGCGCAAGGAGGACGAGGCGCGAGATCACATCGTTCCCCTATCGCGTCAAGCAGTCGAAACAATCGAAACGATTAGGACTATCACCGGAAAAGGTCCACTCGTCTTTCCGAACACGCGGCACGCACACAAGGGCATGAGTTCGAACGCCATGGGGTATATGCTCAACCGGGCCGGCTATCACAGCCGACATGTCCCGCACGGCTGGCGCTCGACGTTCAGCACCATCATGAATGAACGGAACATCGCCGACGCGCCGGTAATCGATTTCATGCTTGCGCACCAACCGGAGAACACCACCGAGGCGGCGTACAATCGGGCACTCTACCTACCGAGACGAATCGAGCTTGCGCAAATCTGGGCGGACCTCATCACAGACGGTCTAGACCAACCGTCATCGGTCATTGGGATGCCAGTTCGGACGCTTTCGAAAGGCCGGCCATCCACGCGTTAACTTCGCTCTCCCGCCACCGAACGCAGCGCTCGGATATCCGGACAGGCGCAGGAAACTTCCCTTTGGAAATCTGATCATAGATCCACGAATGGCCGAGGCCGATCGTGGATTTGACGTCTTCAAGCTTCAGGAGGCGGTCGCTCATGTTGTGTTTATCGCATCACCAATCGCAACAGTCAACGCACACCCATGCTGGTGACATGGACGCCTAGCTATCGCGGATTTTCTCCAATCGCTCGGTCATTTTGTCGAGGTGCCTCTCGATTTTTTCGCCGAGCGATTCGATCCCCTTTTCGAGCCGACCGACGACGAGTTCGAAACTTCCCTTTCGGACAAACTCGTCCCGCGCCCAGGTTTCGATTTCGTGCAGCTTGCTTCGGAGGGCCGACGCCGTCTCTCCGAACTCGCGGCGCAGGCCGTCGATCTGAGCGGAGTGCGCCCGCTGCATATCGCCGATCTCGCCAGCGTGCGCCTTGTCCTGATCGTTGAGCTTCTGTTTCAGGTCGGCGTTGTCAGCCGCCATTGTCCGCGTGATCCTGACCGCCGCGCCTACGACGGCGATTAGGAGCGTGATTAGCGCGCCGTTGATGATGAGATCGGACACGGCGCTACTTGTCCGCGCGCGAAAGGAAGCCTTGCCGGAACAGCACCACCATGTTTAGCACTGCCATCGCGACCTTGAACAGCATGTAGAGCCCGCAACCCGCGGCGATCAGCCACCAGTGAGCGAAGCACCACTGAGCGATACCGATGATCGTCGTCAGGATCGTGGTGACCGTGCCGAGCGTGTCCTGCGCGCTCTGCAAAGTGTCCGTCGCCTTGGTGAGCAGGCCCTGTTGCTCGGCACCGCCGAGAAGGCCACCGCCGAGCAGAAGCTTTCCGAGCAGGCCGAAGCCGTCGAGCGTCGCGACTTGCGTGTTTCCCTTCTCGCGAAGATCTGACGCGCTCGCATCGGCGCGCGATTTGGCGACCTGCCGCGGCCCGGCAGCGGCTAGGGCGGCGGAAAACTTCGCGTCGATCGCGTCGCCGGCCGGAAGGCCGGCCTCGGCGCGGAAAGCGCGGATCGCGTTGGTGGTCTTACGCCCCATCAAGCCGTCCGGCTGACCGACCTCCGTGTACCCCTTCGACGAAAGTAATTCCTGCTGATCGTAAAGCGCGGGATCGCCGTTCGGGTGCAGGCCGGGCCGCGCCTTCGCGGTATCGGTTCGGACCGCCGCGTCCTTTCCACGAAGCAAATTCCAGAGAGTGCCCCACACGCCGGGACGCTGCACGGCGACCGGAGCCGGTGCAGTCTCGACGATCGGAGCGGCGGTCTTGACCGGCTTTCGCGCAGCCCCACGGCCGAACACGATCTGCTGCGCTTCGATCCAGTCAGCATCGGCAGCGGGCATCTTCTTGCCGGCTTCGTGCGCGGCCTGTGCTTTCAAGAACGCCAGACCGGACGGGCTTCGCCAGAAAGCGTCGTTCATGATCGTGTCCTCGGTCAGGCCAGGCACACGCTTCTTGCAGAACGCGATGTAGGAATGCACGTTGTTGCCGCCGGACCACGTCGCAATCGCATCGGCGAAGCGCTTGTTCCGATACTTCGGCGAGGTGCGCCAAAGATCGAGCTGCGCGCAGATGCCCTGCACCCAGGTATCGAACACAGCGATGTTGTTACCCTGCCCTTTTCCGTCGTTGAGATAGACGGTCTTGGTGCTACCCCACTTGAGCGGGATCGCGGCGTTGGTCGCGACGATTTTCGCCGAAGACGGGCGCTTTCCAGTTCGTCCCCACATAGCGCCGGGATTTTTGTATCTGATCGCCGCTGGTTCCATCGTGACAATCTCTCAGGTTGCGATTTGACGCCGCAACCATTGCCCCGTGAATAGTTGCCATCGAGAACAACCAAACGGAGCGCGAATGTCTCAGCACCAAGGGTTGCCAGTCGCAGGCTATCGGCCGCAGTCGGATCGGAGTGTCGAGCTGGTCAACAGGAACAAGGAATCGGAGGAGCTGATCCTGCGCAACCTCGACGCTCTCGCCGCAGACGACAGCGTCGACAAGCGTCGACAAGCGTTGGCTGGCGGTCGGCCGGACCCACATCGAGCAAGGCTCCATGGCGATCAACCGCGCCATCTTCAAGCCGGGTCGCGCCGTCGTACCCGGCGACAAGTAATCGAACACAGCGCGCGGAAGTCCACCCAACCAATCCGGAACGTTGGGAAAACATGCCCCCGATCGACCGTGAAGAACGGCATTGGACCGCGTGCTGACTGGCAGTGCCAGTGTAATCGGGGGAGCCGGGGATAGAGGGCCGCAGCGGAATGAGCCGCTTGCGGCCATCTTACCATTCGGCAAGGGATTTTTGATCCGCACCATCATCGTCGGAAGTGACGCGCCGGAACACAACGCGATCCTCGCCATCCTGCCGATCGCGCGAGGACGTCCATTGCAGTTTCTTCATGATGCGGCCGACACGCCCAGCGTGCCGCCAGTCAGCATCCTTCTTCGGGATACCCAGCGCGGCGAAGATATCAATCTGCGCGATCGACCTCTGACCATTCTTGACCGGGACGTCGTTCAACACCGGAACGATCAGATCGACCCACACGTCAACGTCGGTGCGCTTCTCTTGCTCTGCCTCGACGGCGGCCTGCTCGCCCTCTTGCACCCACCAAGGCGTACCATCGCGATACAGCGCGACCGCTTCCGCCCAAAGCTGATCGCGATCCTGCTGCAATCCCTCGATATCGATCGAGCCGACCGTCAGCGGCCAAAACCGCCGCGCGCCTGTCGGATCGCGCAAGTACGCGTTGCCTTCCGGGTTGATCGTGCCGTTGAGCACGCACCGCCGCGGCGCTTCGATCACCGATCGCCCGTAGGGCGGCCGGTATCGGTCCGTCTGGCGGGAGAGAAACTTCTTCACGGCGTTTGTTTCGGAGGCATTGAACCGGTGCATTTCAGCGACCTCGATCCCCCAAACACCCTGCATTTCCATGAGCGCATCTTTGCCGCCGATGTCGGACAATTCGTCGGTGAAAAACTCATCGCCGTAGAGCGCCCGCAGCGCCGTTGATTTCTTCGCCCCTTGGGGCCCCTCGAGGATCGGCATGGTGTCGACCTTGCACCCGGGGCTGAGGCCGCGTGCGACGCTGGAGATCAGCCAGCGCGTACCGACAGCCCGTGCATACTCACAGTCTTCGAGGCCGAGATAGTAGGACAGCCACGTCGCGATGCGCGGCTTACGGTCCCATTCGAGGCCGTCGAGATATTCGCGCAGCCGGTCGAAGCTATTGTGTTCCGCCACCGTCTGGATCACCGCCGCGATGTTCGACGCCTTCGGCGTCATGTTGCGGCCTTCCAGCCACATCACCGCTTCGCTGTAGTCGCGATCCTGGAGCACGCGCGGCTCCCACCCGTTGCCACGCTCCCACGGCGGTTTCCGCTGGAGCACGACGCGCAGTTTAAACGCATCCCACGCAAAGGTGCCCGCGATGTCCGGATGGTGTTCGAGGAATAGAGCCCAGTTCTTCGTGATCGACGGCTTGAGCTTGCCTTCCTCGTTGAAGACGAGTTGCAGCATCCATCCGTCATCGGCAGGAACCTTCTTGCGCGTATGGAGCTGCGTCACCGTCGCTGACGCCGGCTGTTCCTGTTGCGTGGTCCGCGCCTCAGTCACCGGCCTTCCGGTCGAGATCGGGTCTGGACGGCCGGCAGGAGGCGGAGGAGGATCGAGGGGTGCCGGCGGCTCCGGTTCGGGTTCCGGTGGCGGCGACCATGGTCGGACTGTCTCGCGCATGAAGCGGTCAAGACCGTCCTTCGTCCATCCGCCGTCGATCGCGTCCGCGCAATCCCAACCATCCTTCGGCTGGTCGCGCATCACGTCCATGACGCGGACCGTGCAGCCGAGCCCAATCACGATCGCCGCGATTTCGTCGGCCGTCTTGAGTCCCGGCTTGTCGGCGTCCGGCCAGATCACGACGTTGCGGCCGGCGAGCGGCGACCAGTCGCAGTGCTTCACGCCCTGCGTTCCGCCCGGCCATGACACGACGACGCGTCCGGTAACGCGGGCGAGCGCGTCGCGGCACTTCTCACCCTCGACGACAATCACCTGCCGGGCGTCGCCGAGCCCTTCGAGGCCGTACAGCGAGCGTGGCTTCGGAAACGGAAAGCGCGACCAGCACTCCAAGCCGTTCGCGAGCCGCACCGACATAACCATCGGCGTTTCTTTGCCGTCGTTCAGGTCCCGCCGCAGCACGTAACCAATCAGCGATCCGTCCGCGCGGCGATATGGAAACACCATCGACGGGACGAACCGGCCCCACTGCATATCCGTGTCGGCGCGCTTGGGATTGTAAAGCGAGACCCGATCGCCGACCGCGATTTCGCCGGCAGGATCGCGCAGTGTGATCCCCGCATAGACGTCACGCACCGGGACTTGCTTTCGTTCGACGTTCGGCCCGGCCTTGCCGCCGCCGAGGATTCCAATCGCCTCGCGAAGGTCGACGCCCTTGAGCGCTTGGACATAGTCCAGAAGGTCGCCGTGCTGTCCGCAGCCGAAGCAATGGAAGCGCTGAACGCTATCCTTGCCGACGAAGATCGTGAACGACGGTGTGTCTTCCTTGTGGAACGGGCAGCAAGCGGCGAACTCGCTACCGTCCTTTTCCAGCTTGAGGCCGAAATTTCGCGCCACGTCCGAAAGAAGAACATCGCGCCGAAGGCGCTCGACATCGGACATCCGTGGCCTCAAGTGATTTGTTTGTTGCGATTATCACAACATTGCACCCGAAAACGCAATGAGTTTTCAGGACAAGCCGCTGATAATTGCAGACAAATCCGCCTCGGAGCGCGCGACTCCTGCGCGCCCGCCTGCCCGCTTCACCGCATCGATCCAGGCGGCTTGCTCTTTCGTCGTCCGCGCGCCGTCCTTGACCTCGACTTGGCAATAGACGGCAACGGTTGATCCCACCATCGCGGCGGTGATCTCGACCGGCACCCATCCACCGAGATCGGACATGCCCGTCACACCGGCATGGAAGGGTCGCGCCTTGCGGATCACCACATCACCGGGGGCCACGCGGACGAAATCGACACGGGTGAAGTGTTGCACGTTCCCGACCCATGCCATTCCGACCTGTTGCCGAAACAGCCGCGCGCCGAGTGTGGATGCCAGCATTTGCAGCCGGCGCATGAGATCAGCTTCTGACATCAATCCAATCCGACGATCAGAACGGAATGTCTTCGTCGGGCTGCTGCCGCTGGCTCGGATGGCGCGTTTCGCTTCGCGGCTGGCTGGCCTCGCCCCCCTGCTCGCGCAGCTCGAAGCACGACAACAGCACCGTTTCGCGATCCGAGTTGATGCCAGCAGGATTGAACCATCGCGCGAGAAGGATGAACATCGAGCCGTGCAGCCACTTACTTTCTCCCCACAACAAGCCGATATCCACGGCGATAGCCCACGTTCTCGATGCTCACGCCGGACCCGGCCAGACGCTCACGCAGATGACACAGCGCGACCTTGAAAGCCGCGTACATTCTCGACGGCGAAGGGCCGCCGTCCGGATCGTCGGAGTACATCGCATCGAAGATGCGCTCGGTTTGAACGGGATGCCCCTTTCCTTTCCACACCGCGCGCAGAATGCTCGCTTCCCGCGGCGTGATGCGATAGCGATCAATGATGATATCAACCGTTGGCGACGCAACTATTTGAGCGCAACACGGGCACTTGATCTGTTGAGCAATCATGCCGCGACCCCCTCTTTCGATTTGCGATAGCTCCAGACATGCGCCGCCCACTTCTCAGGCTTCTTGTAGCCGCGCGCAGTCGCCAGCTTCACCAAGTCTTCAAGCGTTCGAGCGGCGCCCTGCTCGCGCGCGCGTTGGCGACGCAAAGCCTCGACGTCGATTTCTTCAAGCGTGCCGTCGACCTCATCGAGCACACGGCCACCGCCTAGCGAGGCGCGATCCTTCACGGGATATGTGAACCCGCATTCCGGACACGCGCGAGCTGGGTGGTGCGTCGCAAAGCACCGCTCGCACGTCATGTTCTGGACTTCTGCGCCAGCATTCTTGCGGCCTTCGAGCGACCATTCGCGCTCATCGTCCGGCATCCCGAGGCGAGCAAATGCGCCGACGAGGTCGAGCAGGATCGCGGGTTCTGGCTTCTTTCGCATTGCCCGACCGTTCTTTTGCAGATGTCGAGCGAGCGATTTCGATGGCGAGACATCGAGCACCGCCTCGATCGTCACATCACGATCGATCTGCGCTGCCAAGTCGAAGCCCTCGCAGAACAACTGGCAGTTCATGATCAGGTCTATTTGCCGATCGGCGAAGCCGATGAACGCAGCCTTCCGGTCGGCCTGCGGCGTGTTACCATCGAGCGCAACGGCCACGATTCCGTTTGCACGAAACTCAGCAGCGAGTTGTTCGGCCCTGATGATCGACGGCGAGAACGCAATCGTGCGCTTGCCGGCGGCGAGTGCTTTCCAATGCTTCACCGCGCCCGCAAGCACCGCCTTGCCCGAAACGATATCGTCGATCTCTGAAGCAACATAGTCACCGCCACGCACGCGAACGCCACTCAGGTCGATGCCAGCAGGAGAGAACGCCCGGTAGCGCGACAGGTGGCCCTGTTCGATAAGCCATCGCACGGACGGACCGAAGACCATTGTGTCCCACACATCGCCGAGAGGCTTGCCGTCTAAACGCTCCGGCGATCCGGTTAGTCCAATGAGTTTCGCGAAGCTATCCTTGTAGTACTTCGCGACCTTTGCCCACCCCATGGACACGCTCAGGTGCGCCTCATCAACGAACACGTAGTCAGCCGGGATTTTGCCGAGCCGGTTTTTCAGTGTGTCGATCGATGCAATATAAACCCGGTGGTGCGGGTTGAAGTGATAGCCCGACGCGATATAGGAGAACGGGATTCCGGCCCACTCGAATGTTTTGGCCGTTTGCGTGATCAGATCGACGCGGTGGACGCAGAAGATCACTCGCTTTCCAGCCCTGAAAATAGCGGCGATCAGCACGGCGGCTAGGACGGTCTTGCCAAATCCCGGAGGTGCAAACACCAGCACTGCCAGGAACTGGCGCAGCGCAACGCGGAGCTTGTTGCGCACGTTTTCCTGATCTTCGCGCAGTACAAGCCCGGTCATTTCCCGGTCACCACCATTCTGATCTTTTCCTCGTAGGGGGCCATCCGGTGCAGCCGGTCCGCCAGCGCCTGCAGCGTCTCGATGTCGAGAACATCAAGCCACAGCGTCGCCGCCGCAGCGACGCGCCCGTTTGTGCTCGTGCACCGGCGGATAACATCGTCGACGAAAACGGCCTGCTGCTGGATAGTCAGGCTTTCAGCCATCAGCGCACCGGCATCATATCGTCGGCTTTGATGATCACGCCGTTGCGCGCGGCAACGGTCAGGATCAGCTCTTGATCAACGCCGTTGATGAGCCCCTTCTTGTCTTTCAATGCGCGACTGACTTTCGACCGGTGCCGGCCGAGCAGCTTCGCGAAATCAGACTGGGAGCATTCGAATTTGGAATAGACCCGTTGCCACGGCGTGGTGTGGACCGCTTGTCGCAATTTCGCAGCTCCGTTGTGATTTGCACAACATTATGTTGCGAATTGCGCAGCGTCAAGCAGCGTCGCGGTAACCACGCCCCGCAAAAGCGATATCAACAGCCCTCGCAACTTTTCCGATTGGAGGATAGTGTTCCTAGTTGACTTGCCGAGAACAAAATAGGAACCGTTAACCTAATGCTGCTCGTAAATGTGACTGGGGACTTGCCGACAATGAAAATCGCCAATCGGCGCTGGGGATCGCGCTTGCGGCTTGTTGCGGGATTTGCAACAATTAGCAAATTAGTAACCTGTGTGAGTGTCGCCCATGCCCCCGAAAAAACGCCCAAGCGCAACGAAGCACGTCGTGGATCAGGCATGGTTCAAGGCAAAATTGGCCGACGTCAACAAGTCGATGCGTGAAATGCAGAAGTCCGTAGGAATGGACGTCTCCGCGATTTCAAGAACGTTCTCGGGCGAGCGAAAAATGCAGATGGCAGAAGCGACAAAGATCGCTCAATTTCTTGGAACGCACGTAACCGAAGTGCTGCGACATGCCGGCGTGCAGATCGACAGTGACGATCAGGCGAGCCGCATCATGCTCGCTGCCACGATCGACGAAGACGGCAAGGTTGAACGGATTTTGGAGCCCAAGGCGTTGCCGCGCCACGTGATCGACCGGGCCAACGCCGCGATCACCATCAAGGGCGGCGGCAACGTCATTGCGGCGCAAGTCCGCGCCCTTGATGGCCCGCTCGCGATGTTCGATGACGCGGTATTGCTATTCGGCCACACCGACACGGTTGAGAGTGACGCGATCGGATCATTGTCGATATGCCGCAATCGCGAGGGCGGACAGATTCTCGCGAAGATAGAGCGGGCCAGAAAAACTGGCGAAGCCCTGCTCATCTGCCCAGACGGGTCGAAGCAGGAATTCTCCCTGCGCACCGCCGCGCCGATCATCGCCATCATCCCGTAGCCTTCAACGCATCCGCCGACCATTCAGCACCCGCGCTTACCATCTCTATCTTGGTAACGCAGGTGTTGCGATTTCGTCAACAATTTTTAGAAATACAGAATTTCTGGATTGACGCCTGTGGATTGTTGCGCCTATTGTTGTGAACTTCACAACAGCACGAGGCAAGCAATGACCGAAAAGCTCAACGTCAATCCGGACATCAAGCCGGGCATCTATCAGAGCATCCCGAACGAGGCGTACCACGCCGGCCCCGGCATTTCGAAGTCAGGCCTGTGGACGATCGAGACGCAGAGCCCGGCGCACTACAAGTTCGGCGAGCGCAAGGCGACCAACGCGTTCGACTTCGGCGAAGGATGCCACCTCGCCATTCTCCAGCCCGAGTTGTTCGAGGCCCGCGTGTTGCGCGGCCCCGAGGATCGGCGCGGCAACAAATGGAAGGACGTTGCCGAGATGTGCAAGGTGGACGGCAAGCTGTTGCTTACCGGCCCCGACTACGACAGCGTATTGGCGATCCGCGACGCGGTTCATGCCGACGCCTGGATTAATTCGATCATCACGAGCCGCAAGCCCATGGTCGAGGCGTCCGGCTACTGGATCGACCCGGAAACCGGCGAACTCTGCCGGTGCCGGCCCGACCTGTACCGCGCCGATCTCGGCATCATCCTGGACGTGAAATCGTCACTCAGCGCGCATCCCGACGCCTTCGCGCGCTCGGTCATCTACTACGGCTATCACGCTCAGGAAGCGTTCTACTCTGACGGATGGCACTCGCTGGGCCAGAAGGTCGAGGGTTTCGTTTTCCTCGCGTGAGAGAAGAAATCACCCTACGCCCACGCGGTCTATGAGCTGCCGCCGTCGATCGTTGACGAGGGCCGCGCCATCATGCGCAAGGCGCTAGGCACCTACGCCGAATGCCGCACGGTCGACCGCTGGCCCGGCTACTCCGATGGCGTCACCGAGCTGCCGATCAAGCGTTGGGCCTATCGCCTCACGCAAGCCCCTGATCTCAGTGCCGAGGCGGCGGCGTGAGCAGCGAGATATCAGCCCGAGCATTCTGGAGCGCGGCGGTGTTCATCCGCCGCGCTCCCGACCGCGATCCGATGATTGCGGTCAAAGTTCTTGAGCAACTGTCGCGGACTACAACGGGACCGGCACGCGATCGAGCAACAACCCTTTTGAAGGAAATCGCCAATGGCACAGACCGCAGCACTCCCCGCGCAGGTTGAGCAAAAGCCGCTCACGCTTCGCGATCATCTGGTGAAGGCGCAGCCCGAATTCGCGAAAGCGCTCCCGAGTTACATCAAGCCGGACCGCTTCGTCAGGACCGCGCAAAGCGCCCTCACCTTTACCCGCAACATCGACAAGGTGACGAGCCCGCAATCGCTGCTCGCCTGCTGCATGAAGGCGGCGGCGGACGGCTTGATCCTCGACGGTCGCGAGGCGGCCCTTGTCGTCGACTTCCGCGGCGACGTCCAATATCGCCCGATGATGCGTGGCCTCCTGAAGCTCGCTTACAACTCTGGCATGCTCAAGGGGATCGTCGTCGAGGTTGCCTGCCAGGGCGACGCCTTCAGCCACCGGCCGACCAATCTGAACGAACCGATCTCGCACGAGATCAACCACGTCGGCGCGCGCGGGGACGTCATCGCTGTTTATGCGCTAGCAGAGTTGAAGGACGGCGGTATCGTTCATGAGGTGATGTCGGTTGCCCAGGTGAACGCGATCCGCGATCGGTCAGATGCGTGGCGGGCGTTCAAGGCCGACAAAATCAAGTCGACGCCGTGGCACACTGACTGGTCGGAAATGGCTCGGAAGACCGTGTTCCGTCGTCTGTCGAAATACCTGCCGTCCAGCAGCGACCGCGACGCCCTGCATCAGGCCGTCGAGCGGATCGACGAGGATTACTCGTTCACGATCGACAACGGCAGCACGAGCGAACTGCCGGCCGGCACCGCTCCGAAGAAACGCGGCGGCGCGGCGGCGATCCTGAAAGACGTGACGCCGGAAACTGCCAAGCCGGCGCAGAAGAAGAAGGCGCAGCCGCCGGCCGAAGACGAGCACGATCCCAACACCGGAGAAGTATTCGATCACGACGCCCCGGACCCGAACGATCCGCGCTTCAACGATGAAGGCCCGCAGCCGGGAGACGACATCTGATGAGCACCACCGACACCATCGCAACAATCCCGACATTCGCTCGCGTCGAGATCAGGATCAAGACCAAGGGCGACCTGACGAGGGCGGCCTACGAGCTTAAGGCGCTCTCCGCAGAACTGGAGACGCTGTACAGCCAGGGTCAGACCGACGAGGCGACCATGATCCTCGCACACCACAAGATCAGATCGACATCGAAGATGCTCAGGGGGGCAACATGAACGCAGTCAATATCGAGAAAGGAAAGTTCTACCTCAATCGCTCCGGCGGGATCGTTGGTCCGATCAGTGAGACAGGCGACAGCGTCCTCCCATGGTTTGGGATCCTATGCGGCGCTGTCCGCCTCTACCGACAAGACGGAACCGCAGCATACGGACCGGCTCTCGACCTCGTCTCCGAGTATCCGGTCAAGACCGGAAACGAGCCAAACCATCAGCCGGCCGCGGTTGACCCGAGGCAATGTTCCGCACTGTCCGACGTGCTTACAGAGGCGTACGAGGACGCCGCCAACGGCAAAGGTCACCACCGCCACGGGGACGCAACCACGCCGTTCCTCGATCAGCCGAGTATGCAGATCGGCCGCATGGTCGGCGTTGGCTACCCGATCGGGCAGGCCATGAAGAAGGCCCATGAAGCTTCCACGAGGACTGATCGCGGCGACTATAGCGGCGCGGTTCATGAGCTGCTCGGCGTCATCAACTACGCCGCTTTGGCGATTCTTCTGATCCGGGAAAAGTGATGTTGTGCATGTTGTGATTATCGCAACACTCTGCTAGATGAGGGCGGGCCGTTTAGACGGACCCGCCCTTTCAATGACAGGAGCCGCCACATGACCACCAAGCTGCAAAGCTGCCAAGAATGCGGCGCGCCGATCACTGGCGGCCGGATCGGTCAGGAGTTCTGCGCGAAGGAGTGCCGGCAGGCGTTCAACAATCGCCGGATGCAGCGCGGAGCCGAACTGTACGACCTGTTCCGCGCCCTGCGACGCGAGCGCGGCGCGGCGAAAGACCTCGCAATCTGGACCGCAATCTGCCGCCTCGAACTGAAATGGCAGACCGAGGATGAAGCAGCGCGACCCGGCCGGAAATCATACATGCCGCCGCGCAAAGCCCTTGCCAACCTGCTCGACAAAGGAAGCCTGCCGCGAGGCGAAGTCCTGGTGAAGCCGATCAACCGCGCCGCGAAATCGCCCATCCATCGCCAAATCGCCGCGCACGGTTAGTTAGGCCAAGCGAGCGACAAGCCGCCTCCAATCCCCTGAGTAGCCAATTCTCGGGTCTTGACCCCGGCGATATGGGTTGTGTTGAAGATGCAGTATTTTTCACCTCCGCACTTGATCAAGGCGTTGTCAACCGCCAGAAAATCTGATTTGAAGGTCGGAAGCTCCTCGTCTCTGACGTACATGACGGCTTGCAGGTTCGTGCACATCGCGGTGAGGCCGTCAACAACTACGTTGACCGCCATGTTGACGGACCGCCCGCCAACATAGATCAGCCGCGCGTTTGTGTCAGTGTCGTCGTAGCCAAGCTGATTCACCACGCTGATATTCCGGAACACGAATAGACACTTCTGCTTGAGTGTGGCTCCCGGCGACAATCTGATAAGCCCGTACGCCAGATTGCCGTAGTGGATCACGAAGGTGATATTCTCCAACGTGAACACTCCACCGAGGAATTCCGACCCGTAAACTGCCGAACCGTTCGGATCGCCCGGAATCTGACGGATTATTGAGTTTCGAGCGCTGACATTTTTCCCAGCCAAGATCAGACCGCCGTCGAGAACGCAGTTGTCATAGAATATATTTTCAACGCACCCATGCATGTCGCCGGCACCGATGCCGTTGCTTGCGTTCCGAAGAGTAGCGTTGACGATCCTGATATTTCGATTAGGGCCTGCTCCGACCTCTTCCCGTTGACCAAGGGCGATTGAATGCCGGCCGGCTGACGGCGAACCTCCATCGAACATAAAATCAGTACAACTATTTATCGATACGCCGTACATGCCTCCAGCAGTGGAGCTGTTGGAGCAAGAAACCCCATTAACTACCCCTCCGAAGCAGCGGTCAAATTCAAACGTGACATAGTATTTCGTACTGATCTCGACGTTGCTAACATGGACACCGCGCGCCCACAGCACGTAAATGATCGTCTCTGCTGTTCCGCCGGTGATCGTTAGGTCAGACATCTCGAACGAGATAGGGCTGACCTTGTACATCGAGGTGTCAGATGTACCGTAAAGATCGGAAGGCCTCCCGCATATCTGCACGTCGGTTGAGTTGGTAACGCTACTGGTAACAAAAAATTCCGCCTGCGTGTAATTACGAACTTGTCCTGGCCTGTTTGAATCAAAGTAGCTATTCGCCGCCGGCTTAAACGCGAGAAACAGGTCGTTCGGAGCAAGACCGTGAGCGCCGTTGAAAAAAGCATATCCACGCTCTGTACGCATGTACGCCGAAAGATTCGGAAGCGCGCTAATCGAACCATTAAACTGGAACTTTGCGGCAGCATTGCCGAAATTTAGAATCGTGTTTCCCTTTCCATCACCAGTAATTTTGATGGATGTAAGGCGCGGGTCCGGAGACGTGTCGATACGGTAGACCCCAGCGGGGAAGCGCAACCACTTCACCTCTGCTATCCCGAAGATTCGGCTTATCAAGCCACCTGCGTCAGTGACCCCCGTAGGATCAACTCCCCACCAAGTAACGATGGCCGGCCCGTTATAGATGCGAACCCAGGCACCACTTGCGCCAGTGAGGTCGAATGACGGGGCGACATATAGCCCCTGAGACAGATCGGCTGAAATCTTGGCGGAGAGATTCTGCCCTGACCATTTGAAGCTACCTTCGCGCCCACGTTCCACCAGCTCGACGGATCGATAGGCAATAACATTGACGGGTAGAGCCGCCATTTCCGACCGGCTTATAACAACCGTGGACAGCCTGGACCGAAACAGAGAGGTCAAGTGCTGCTCGCCAACACTTGCGAGCGCCGGGATATTCAGCTGAGACGTCCGAGATGCCATCTCGACAATCGCTTCGGCCACCGACGCGAGCGTTTCGATTTCACCGGCTATGCCGGCAAGGGCATTGATCTGATCGGCGCTGCCGCCTAAGCGGACCACGTCGCCGATCAGCCTAGCCAGTGCCTCGGGGTTGGCGGAAGCGGGGATAGTCACAGCGCGATCGAGCCGCTCGGATAGTTGCTGATCGCGCATTACACCCAGATCGAGCGCGTCTTCGATCGTCTCGGAGAAGAATGCACCTTGGTTTTCAAGGTCCATTTCTTGGACGAACGGCACATTTCGAACAATGGTGATCCGCTCGCCCACCGCCGGCGCTACCGAGAGCGTAACGTCTCCACCTGTTGCACTACCGACACCAGACACCGCATAGCTGACGTTGAGCGCGAGCACGGTTTCCGCGCCACGGCTATCGGTCTGGATCACCTTGACATGGCCCGCATCCTTGATGCGGAACTCGTAGGGAAATGACTTGGTGACGCCATTGCCGTTATACGGCCCGGATCGTCGCGCTTCGCTACTGACGGTCATGCTCGCGGAACTCCATCGCTCCGCGAGCCCTACCCCCGTGATGGTTACTTCTTAAATCGGCCCATCAGATATTCGAGCGGCGAGACGTCTTCCCCATCCGCCTGACGCCAACGCGCATCGACAACGCGGTTGATCTGCGTCGCCGGCAGGCCGAGCGCGAGACCGGTCGCGCCGATCACCGACTTGACCAACGCCTTATCGACTTCGCCCTTGGCCGCCGCCTTCAGCGGCTTCGTCACCTCATCGGTGATGGAGCCATAGGCGCCGCCGCCGCCGTACCCTTGCAGCGGGCTTGCAACGTCCCGCACGAACGGCACGGTTGACATGATCGAGAGCCCGGTTTGCTTCGCCAGAAACTTGAGCCACCCGTCATCCTCATCATCGCCCTTCGGCAATTGCCCGCGGATCGCCGCCGTCAGCAACGCTTCGAGCGTGAACAGGAACGCCATATCGAGCGTCCAGGACAGCGCCTCTTGCGCCGACTTCAGGCTCACGCCCTCATCCTGCACCGTGCGGCTGGCCTTCGCCGTCCGCTCATAGGCCACGTTGAATTTCGCGAACATGTACGAGCCCAGCGTGGTGAAAAGGCGGACCACGTCGTTCTGCCGGGCGTTGCGCGTCACCGAGCCGCGTTCGATCGCCGAGCGGTCCGCGAACAGACCAGACGACTGCGCCCGCTTCACGATCGCGTCGGCGTGTGCGATGGCCTTGGCCTCGTCGTTGCCGAACTTCTGCATGCCCTGCTCATAGCCGGCGATCCACGTCGGCACGTCGGCGGCGAAGAACTGGACCTTCGTCATCAGCCAGAACGACAGCGGGCCGATGAACTCTTTCTTGATCTCGCCCCAGCGCGACGCCACCGGCCCGTTGCTGGAATCCGAGTAGAAGTCGAAGATGTCCTTGTTGAACGTCGTCTGCCGTGACGCCATGAAGGGAGACTTTGCCGCGATGTCGGCGGCGACGCCGGCAGGGTTGGCAACCGTCTTGGCGATGCCGACCGCCATGTTCTTTTTTCCGACGACGACCGCCGACTGCGAAACGCCGACGATCTGCATCGCGACGGTCGAGAAGTTGAAGGCCAGCTTTGCCGCAGTGAAGTTCGACTTCAGGACGCGCGCGGCGCGGCCGACGAAATCGGCCGACTTCAACTCGCCTTCCGCCACATCCTTCAGCCAAGTTTCGAGGGCGTCGAAATCCGGCTGCTTCCCGGCCTCAATGAACGAGGCGCGGATCCTGCCGTCTTGCAGGATGCGCCAGGAATTCGCGACCGCCTCGCTCAATTCGAGATCATAGATCACCTGATTGACGTGGCGGTGCATCACCGAGATATCGAATTCGACGTCACGGCCCGACGACTGCGCGCGATCTTTGAGGTGCCCGTTCCGCGTCTGCGCTTTTCCGAACCGTCCAGCTTGCAGCGACTTCGCGATTTCCTGCGTTTCATCGTCGCGCGCCAGCGAGGAAAGCCGCGGATCGTATTTGATCGGATAGTAGCCGCCGGCCAGCATCTTGCCGCCGATCTCGACCGGCGTCGCTTCGACCCATTGCGGTTCGACGCCGGTCACACGGCGTTCACGCGCCGCGATATCATTGCGGAACGACCCGATATAGTCCCACGCCGACTGCACGAAAGAGGCGTCGCGCTCATCGAGCGTGGCAAGCACAACCTTGACCTGATCCGGCGTGAGCGAGCCGCGCACGCTCTGGTCTGTCAACCGCTGATAGTTTCCGGCATTACCAGTGTTCAGCGCGACCGCGATCCGCTCCCACTTCGAGAGCGCATAGCCCAGCTCCGGGATGTGCTGACGGACGGCCATCTTGCGCCGCTCATCCTTCGAGTAGGCGGCATACAGCGTCTCAAGATCAGTCGCGGCCTGCTGCTTGCGGACCATCAGACGGTTCATCGCCGCATCGATCGGCCCCTTGATGCCCCGATACGCCGCGCCATCGTCAGCGAATCCGTCGATTTCGCGCAGCAGCGTCGACGCGTTCAGCACCAGGTCAAAGAACTGCCGCACAGCGTTCCGCGCGCCCTCGCCTTTGGTCGAGACGCGACCGGGCGGCCGCTTCTTCACGTTGGCGTCGAATGCGGCCACGATATCGGTCACGACCTCATCGAGCTTGCGATTGTTCTGTGCATCAATCAAATCGTCCCAGCGCAGAGCCATGTGCTCGAGATTTTTCAGCGTGTCGACGACGCCGCGCAATTCCTCGACACTCAGGGTTTTGTACGGCCTTCGTGCCGCGTTGTTCAAAACGGCTTCCGGGATCGCCAGTTCGTTTTCACGCCCTGCCGCAGTCATCGCCGCGACGAACGCATTGAGCGCCCCGCGCCGCCCCTCATCCGCCGCGCTTAAACGGCGGAAGTCATATTGTGTCAGAAGATCGTCGATCGTCCCGAGGTAATCGATCTGCGCGTCCGCACGCCGACCGGCCCCAGCGATCCGCTCGCGATGCGACGCTTTGCCCAGCTTGGAGACGAACCGTTCCGCCTTTTCGACCTCGTCAGCGACCTTCCGGGCCTCGGAATACAGCGCGTGGTTCAGCAGTTGCCGGCGCTTGGCATCGAGCAGCTTGGCGACATTCTCGTTGTAGCCGGCGAGATTTGAGACGCGGGTTTTCCCCTTCGCCTCATAGACCACGACATCGCTGTCGAGCAGGTTGTTCCGCCTGTCGATTGCCGCGTTGATCTGGTCAACCGTGGCGTCGCCCTTGGCCGCCCGCCGTGCCTGCGCTTCCATCCGCCGCGTCGCGTTCTGGAGCCACACGCCATCGCGCGCCAGCATCGCGCCGAGCCGTGCCGCCTCATCGGCCGCCTTGCGTTCCGCCGCCAGGAAGCGGTTCGCGTTCATCGCGTCGCGCGTCTTCATCCGGGCGATGGTCTGCCGCGCCGTCGCACGCGCTTCCTTTGCCGTCATCGCCTTTCCGGCTTCCGCGATCTCGACGATGGCTTTCAGCTCGGCGGCGATCCAGAGTCCACGCTTGTCGTTGTGGACGGCATCGAGCGCTGCCGCTTCGATCTCGCCGTCATGCAGAGCGTCGCCGTGCCGTTCGCGCATGACGCGATCGGTCTCCGCTTCGATCGCGTCGTTGCGCTTCGGCGCGCGCTCCATGGCTCGGATCAACTCGTCACCGGAGCCGAAGCCGAACCAGCCGGCCGCCTCATCCGGGTCTAGACCGCCTTCGACCGTGTAGATGGTTCTCTTTCCGCGCGGGAGCGTTTTGAGCACGCCTTCGCCATAGCGATCGACCAGCACGTCTTTCGACAGCCGCATGTCCGGCAGTTCGGTCGGTTGATCTTCGCCAAGCCAGCGGCCGTTGCCCATCCATTCGAGTGCGCGGAAATACGGCAGCGCGTTGACCTGCGCCGCCATTTCATCGCGGACCTTGGCGCGTTCTTCCTTGAACCACCTCTCGCGCGCCCGCTTCACAGGAGCCATCGTCTCGCGAAGCAGCCGCGCCTTGGCCTCGTCTTCCGCCTGGGCGCGCAGCTTCATCAGCCCGCCGAATTGCTCCGGAGACAGGCCGAGCTGTTCAGCCGTGGTGAACGTCGCGCCCGTGTCGCCGGCCTCCGCCTTGGCCTTGTCGATCTCCGCATCGGTCGCGATCATGCGATCGAACACTGCGCGGATGTCGTCCGACATGTTGACGTTGAGCCCGGCGAGCCGGCGGTAGACCGAAATCAGCCACGCGCGGAATTTCTCGAAGGCCGAGCGCAATTCGATCGACGGCGCTTTGCCATCCATCAAATAAGCCTCGAAGGCCCGCGCCCACTGCTCCTGCAGCCCGGCGTCGACCGCGGCGTCCTTCATGACGTCGCCGGTTGTGCCCTGATCCAGCGCCGCAAGCACGTCTTCCGCGGTGATCTCGACGCCCTGCATCACGCGCGCGCCATCGGCGGCGACGGCTGCGGCGTTCGAACGCCACCAATCACGGACCACGGTCATATCCGACGAGGCGCCAGCTTCGCCGCGCCCGGCCATGTCCTGCATGACGGTTAGAAAATAGTGGCCGCTTTCGTGGATCACGGTCGACAGATCGGCCGTCTCAAACAGGCGGATGATAGTGTCGCCGCTGCCGACGCCACCGGCCGGAAACTGGATCGCGCCGCGCGGACCGGGACCGCCGGACTGGTAGAAAATCCGGCCGGCCGCCTTGACAACATCGGGGCGCGTTAATAGCTTTGCCTTCCGCTCTTGCCGAGATAAGCCTTCTTTTACTGCCGTTGAAGGCACTCCAGGGGAATTAGCCCCCGTACGGACTGGGACTTCGGCAAGGGCGGCTTCACTTTTCGCATAAACTTTGCCGGTTCTGGACAGCGCGACTGACAGGACCCGCCCCAACCGTTCGCGCGCGCTCTCGCTCGCGTTTCCGTCCATTGGCGTGATTGTCCTGATTTCCCCATCGCGGATACCGACAACGATCGGCGATCCGATCTCGGTAGCGGCATCGATCACGACGTTCATGTTCCCGTCCGATCGCACGAACGCGAACATCGGATCGGCCAGCAGAGACGGCAAATTCATCCAGACCGCAGCAGGAATATCGGGGTGCTTTGATTTCACCGCTCGAGCGACGATCGGGCTGAACAGGACTTTCCCTCGCCCGCCAGCTACCGCCGCCAGGACCGCGCTTTCGCGCAACACTTCCATTTCTCGCCGCGCCGTGCCGTCGAGAATGCGCTGAGCGTGGTTGCTCCAATCCTCCGCGATGCGATCGAACAGCATTGTGCGGCCGTCCGGCCCTGTCGGGATGTCGCGGCCCTTGTTCGAGGCTTGCGCATACTGCCGGCCCTCCGCCTGATCAGCCTCGATCGCCGTGCGGATCACCGCGTCATCTTCATCAAGCGACACGCCGAGCCCGTTCAAATACGCTTCGATCTGGTCGAGATCGTCGGCGCGCATCGTGGCGGCGTCGGCTTCACCGGCCCGCACCGACTCGCCTTTCAGCTCGCGATCGATATTCTCCCACAGCACCATCGTGATGTCGGGGACTTCGCGGGCTTCGTTGACCGCGTTTTTGTAATCCTGCACGACCGGGTCATCCGCCATGTACCCGGCCTCGATCGCGGCGCGCGCCACTTCGTCGGCGCTGAATTTCTTGCCGCCGCCGCCGAACATATCGCGCACTGCCACCGTCGCGCCCTTACGCGCCAGCCGCAACGTCTTCTTGCCAGGACCGCGCTTGATCACTTCCGCATCGCGCGCCCGCAGCTCGCCACCACGGTCGACGATCCCACCATGGTCGGCGATGAATTCCAGCAGCGTTCTGCGCTTGTCGAGCCCAACCGCCTTGCGAGCGCGCGCCTCGGCGAGCGTCCGCGTCAACGCATCGACGTTGCGAAGCTGCATCCCCTCGGGCAGATCGCCGCGGATCGCCGGCAATGGGTATTGCCGCATGAAATCCTCGGTGGTCATTCCGGAGCGTTCGGCCATCACTCGGTAGAACGCCGGATATAGCATCGCCTCGGTGGTGGCGACGTCGGTCGATCGGCCGGCGGCGCGCAGCCTCGAAACCATCTGGTCGTAGATTTCCTGCTCGTGCGATCGGAGCGCTTCGCTTTCCTGCCATACCTGTTCGGCAAGCTCATAGGCTTCTTGCAGAGCTTCTTGCGCCTTGGCATTGAACTCCGCAGCTTCCCGAGACGTGAACTGATCCGGATCGAACCGCATGTTTTCCATGAGGAACGCGTCGTGTGCAGATCCAGCGATCCGCGCCGCGTAGGTCGCCGTCGGAATTTGCAGGTCTCCCCCGGCCGCAAGCGCGGCGTCGAGATCGTCCGCGCTCAAGCCATCCAGTTCGTCGACCAGCGCGCGCGGGTCGACGCCGATCCCTTGGAAATACTGCACGAACTGATCGGCCGGAACGTAGACGTTCTCGACCGGACCGTTCGCCGTCGCCGCCTCGACAAACTGGCGGAATTTGTCAGGCATCCGGCCGCGCAGGATCGACGATTGCGCCTGCCCGCTCAATTCCTCGAACAGCGTCTTGCGATCGGTGGCGTCCTTGGCCTTGCGCACGCCATCCATGAGACGTGATCCGCCCATGCCCGCCACCTCGATCGGGGCGGTGGTGAATTCGGCCAAGCCTTCAAGCAGCACAGCGCCAAGGTCGAACTTCTGGCCGGCCGCCATCTGGGCGCCTGCTTCACCAGCCGACCCCATAGCGGCCTGCGTCAGCGCTTGCAGCACCATATTGCCGACGCGTGACTTAGCGAGCATCTGACCGGCAACACCGCCGGACAAGCCATCCATAGCGCCGACAACGACGCCACGGATCACACCGCGCTGCGCCGCCTCTTGCATCAACTGCGGATCGGAAATGACCTTCATTGCGCCGGCCGGCGTCGAAACGTCGATCCCCTTTTCCTGGAAAAACTCAACCGGAGCGGTGCCGTATTCCTGCGCGCCGGACATCGATCCCATGGCTATCGCGCCAGCTTTCGAAGATCGCGTCACCAGACCAACGCCGGTCGCCGCCGCCATCATCGGAAGGCTTTCAATCGCAGTTTGAGTGACGAACGAGACGAGCCCTGCAGGGTTGTTGCCGATGACGGCCATGTAGTCCATGAAGTCGCCGCCGGATTTGCTGACGCCGGCCCATGCGTCGCGGCTCTTGCTCGCGTCGGGCGTCAACGGTATTTCGCCGATCCGCTTGTTGATCTGTCCAACCGCTTGTTGAAACGCCGCCGCTGACTTTTGCTCGTCGATTCCGAGTGCGCTTGACAAACGAGATTGCGCAAACCGGGCTGCGGCAAATGGCAGATCGAGCGGCCCGGCCGCTTCTTTAACCGTCTCTCCAGTCGCCCTTCCGTCTCGCATCAGCTCAATCGAGCGCTGCTGATCTGCGAAGATTTCGCCGAAGCTCTTACCCTGATCATTCGACCGTTCGGCCGCCGAGCTGGCGAGAAACTGATTCCAGGATTGAGGCACCCGCTTGACGCCACGGCTCATCGCGTTGCCCGCCGCGCCGAGACCGGCTTCAAACCACGACAGGCCAGTCAAATCATCCTTCGCCACGGCCGCGTTCTCAGGGTTGCGGAGCCATTCGGCGAGGCGCGGCGACGATGACAGGATCGTCTTGTTCTTTTCGCGCTCAATCGCCTGCTGGAAAACACTGCGGTACTCTTGGACCAGTGTTGCAGGCGGAACAGGGTTGCCCGTCGTCTTGGCGAACTCATGAGCGAGGTTCAGATCGCCGGCGGCCTCATCCGGCTTGGCGTCGATACTATCCATAACCACGTTGGCGGCAGCAATGTTGTGCTGCTGATTGGTTGCCTTCCACTTTTCGTAATCGGCGAGCGTGGTCATGCGGCGATCCCCTTGCAAGATGGACCGCGAACATCAGCGCCGGATGGTTGCCAGATCAAACCCCGGCATGAGCGGAGGTTTTTAAGGAAGTTTCTAAGAGCGACCGAAATTTCTCAGCTCAGGGAGTGCATACATACAGCCAGCCTATGTAACCAGCTTGTTTGTATGCACTCCCCAAATTACAATCTTTACCCCTCTCTTATAAACCCCCTAGTATCTAGCATATTATTGATCTACATGGGTTTTGAGTGGCAGAGAGATTTTTAAGGAGGCGGGAGAGATGTCAGGGTTTGATGCAGGGTTAGTCAAGTACGGACTCCTCATATTTGCGTGGGTCGGCTTCATCACGTTTGTTGTAATTGTTGAGCTGGCGTCGAAGTTTGATCCTCGAATTTTTCCAACGACCTTAATAGCTGCCGCGGGTATCCCAATCTCAGTTCTCATATCCACGTTGACGATTTTCCTCATATCCGTGTCCTACGACCCATCAGGAATTTTGACTGTATCGCTGAAGGACCCGCTTGGGGTGCTCGCTTTCTTTACCGAGAAAGGGATCGAATTTTCCGTCGTTGCACCCCTCAGCCTAATAGCTTTCGCTGTGGCGCAGATCAGAAGGCGAAGGGCAAAAAACGCCCTTGACCGCAGCGTCATGTTGCGATAATCACAACATCGTCAACTCTTGACGGGATGGGAAATCAGCGCCATTCTGTGGATGGTGCTGAACACACCTCACGCAAGCGGACGCCGTTTCCCCGAAAGAATGGCTCCAAGACTTTAAATTGCCGGGTAGCGCGCTAGCTATAAAATACCCTTCGGGGGAAAGCTGCGGGCCGTCTTGCGTCGGTGTTCAAGTACCCGGTGCCTGTCTGAACAGCAGGCATCGACCATGGACAAAACGCAAGGAAACCATCATGAGCAAAGCTCTCGACGCGCTGATCAGCGCGCACCGCGACACATACGATTTTTTCCGAAACCTTGACTGCGACATCGACGACGCCCGCTGCATCAATGCACTGCGGGCCGAAGGCTATCTGGCAATATCGATCTGCCTGTATCGATGCGACAGCCCCGACGAATTGCAGCAGAAATTCGCCTACATCGCAGAGGCCCCGACGCTCGGTAGCGTGATCCAGCCGCACCACGTCGAGGCCATCATCGCTTCGATGGCTGCGTAGCCATGTCGATCACCGTGCACAGGCTGATCGGGTCGGTCACGCGCGGCGGGGATACCAACGGCAAGCCATGCGATATCCTCGTTGATTGGGTGCATGACATTTGCGGAACGCCGGTCGCGGTGCGCGGCCGGATCGTCGAGAATGGAAAGCTGCTCCGCAAGAAGGCGACCCACCTTCTGCAACGCGGTTTCGAGGTGATCGAATACACCGATATCGAGCCGCCGGTCGTACCGCAATCCATTGCCGGTCGGCTGCGCGCGTTGCAGCCGGGCGGCTCCATTGAGGCGACGGGGGAGAAAAGCAGATCGTGGCGAGACGCTGCCGCTCGCCTGAAAGCCGACGAAGGCCTGACCTACACCATCAACACCGTGTACGGCGGCATCCGTGCGACACGGGTCAGATAGGCAGAGGCGGCCCCGCACGCGGGGCCGCTACTGTTTCAAGACAAAGCTCTGGTACCGATGGGCCACCTCGACCGTCGTTGGCTTTCGACCCAGTTCGCGTTCGAGGTCGAGCGCAATCCCCCGGCGAAGGTCGATCGGGATATCCTCATACTTCGTCGCGCCCTCCACGACGGAGTTGTCCGGCCGCTGGGCGGCATCGAACGCGAACGTCTTGCTCGCGCCCGGCGGCGTCCACGTGCTGTCCCAAAACGTTCCGGGCTGCTTGATCACGACCGGCAAGAGCAGCCGATTGATCATCGATTGAATATCGAGCTGCGTCGGCTTCCGATCATTGTTCGAGCGTTTAAACTCGTCCATCTGGACGGATAGAGCGTTGTTGAATTGCGCGATGCGTCGGTTGGCCTTCTCAAGCTCAGAGCCTTTCAGGCCGCGCGTTGTAATGCCGACAGCGGCCAATTGGTTTTCGGCCTGCGAATATGCCGCCGTGAGCTGCAAACCGTCCTCGCGCGCCTTGCGCTGATCCGTCAGGGCGCTCGTCTGGAGCCCTGACAGTTCCTTGATGTCCGACCGCGAAAGCTTGTGGCGGTAGTCGTTGAGATCGACGCGAGAGAAGAACTCCGGGTCCATCGCGGCAGTCCGGCGCATCCCGTAGAGGGTCTCTTCGTCGCTTTGCACGTCGCGCCCGCGGCGCACCGTGTCCATGTAGGACCACGCCGACGATACAGCCTCCATCCCGGCGGCCTGCCGAACTTCCATCGGGACCTGATCGGGCGTCTGCCCCTTGTCGATGTAGCTCCAAAGCGTCGCTTTGGCCTGCCGCTGGTTTTCCGTGACCGCCTTGTTCTTGGTCTCGAGCATCGCGTTGATCCGCTTCCGCGTCATGTCTTGCACGTCGGGATCGGTGATCTTCGCGAGGTAACCTTCGAGGTCCGTGTAGAAGGACTGCGCGTCGCGACCCGCCGCCGCCACGCCAGCCGCAGTTTTGATGCCGAGCACCGCATCAGCTTCCTTGTTGCGCCGCCCCTTGTTTATGCCGTCGTTGTGGTTTTCGAGCCCCCGGATCGCCGTGGCAATCTCAGCCGGGCCACCGGTCTTGATCGCGCTCGCGACGCTCTCCGGCAACGAGCCGTAGTTGTAGGCAACGGAGGTGACCGCGGCCTTGGCCGGCGCGGACAGCGCATCGAACTTGTCGCGGCCAACCGTGTTGACGATGCCGACTTGCGACTGCGCAATCCGCCGATTGAGATCACGCGCGGCGTCCACTTCTGAAACGGTCATGCCCTGCTGTACCGTGACGACTGACCCGTCCTCGCGCGTGATCGTGTCCGATCCGTAGCCGAGCCGGTGATGATTGACGTCCCAATACGTTCCCGAGCGGAAACCTTCGAAGCGCGCGATCATGTCGAACGTCGAGCCATTCGCGCCAGCCGCCGCCGACTGCGAAAAGAATTCCGACGCCGCGCGCTTGGACTTCTCTTGCTTGATCTCGGATTTCAGTGATGTTTCCAGCTCGTAATAATTCGCGCCACTGATCTGACCCTTGCGCTCAATCATGTATTTTTCGGCGGCGATTGGATCAGTTTGCGCGAGCCGCAGAGTGACGTTCTTGTGAACGCCCGAAACGAACTCGGCTTCCCGCTGCTTGAGCGTATCGGCGTCCCAGCCGTGCATCGCACCGGCCTGCCGAATTTCAGCTTGCCCCAAAGCGATGCTCTTCGACACGACGTCGGGCTTGTCGTAGCCAGCGAGCGCGTCATTCGCGAACGCCTCGACGCGCGCCGACGATGCCTGATTGAACCACGTCTTTCTCGCCTGGGCCGAGTGGACGATCGATTCTCCCAGGGTGGATTGCAGCCGAGCGCCGGCCGCTTTTTGATAGTGGAGCGCCGCGCCGGGCGTGAGGCCCTGCCCGTACTCGCGCTGCTTTTCTGCAGCTTCCTTCTCGAAGGCTTCGCGCGCGTCCACTGCGGCGCGACCTTCCAGCGTCATGAAACCGCCTTGGCCGAACTTCCGGACGCGCAACCAGTCGGCATATTTGTTGTCAGCATCCTTCGCTCGCATTGTGTCGTTGAGATCACGTACGTGCTCGACGTTCTGCGCCGCGACCTCGACGCCGCGCGCCATCGTCTGCAGGCCAGCACCAACATCAGACCCGAATGCCTGCGGCGTCGCCTGCGACTGAACATCTTGCCGAAATCCCGGCCGCAGCGGGACGTCGGGCGCGTATTCAGGAACCTTGACCATTGCTTGCCTCAGTAAAACGTCCCGAGCCTCGTGGGGTTGCTTGTCCCGCTGTAGGACAGCGACGGTGACGACAGGCCCTTGTACTGCCCATACCCCTTGCCCGCACCGGCGAGGACTGTACCGCCAGCGTTCAAGTAACTACCCGTGATCGCGTTGTCCGCCTGCGCTCGGGACATCGAGGCGCCTGCTCGCTGGTTCACGGCCTCGGTTCGGAAATCATAGGACTCGCGGTTCGCGTTGGTGCGGATCGTCAGCGCGTCCATCTCGCCCATGACCGCGGTGTCGACGATCGTATCGAGCGGCGAGCCGAACGACAGGTCAACGCCATTCGCCGCCATCGCGGCGGTCTGCTTGCCTCTGATCTGCGCGACTTCCTGCCGCTTGCGCTGCTCCTCCAGCGCGCCGCGTTCAAGCGCATCCTTCGCCTTGCGCTCTGCCAGCGTGGCGTTCATTTCCTGCACTTGCGCCGTGTAGCGGCTCGCGGTAGCCGTCGCCTGCCCTTGCTGGATCGCGCCGGCCGCGCCGAGCAGGGTCGAGCCAATGGTCAGCGCCGTCATGATCTCGCACATCGGAAAGCCTCAATTCGAACGGCCGGAACGCATGGCCACGGAAGACGACGGGGGCGAAGAGGCGGAAGCCGAGCCAGCGCAGCCAGCGGGCCGACGCCCTGTTTCGCTGATCGACGAAATTTCTCAGCACCGGATAGATGCTCAACAGTTGATCTCGCCAACTGACCGAACCGCGCAGGAACGCAACGTAGTGACGCTCGACCGCATCGGTCCCGAGCAGCCAGGGAGCGCCGATGCCGGCAAGGACGTTGAGGTCGGCCACACCGAACATGACCTCCGGTCGGCCGTCGACAAGAGCCGTCCACGCCTTGGACGACTTCCGGTAAGAGTACGCCAGCGCCGCGCCGGGCGTCCGGCCTGACGCGGCGGCGATTTCGTCTCGATCGGCTTGGCGCATCCGGCGAGCGATCGGGCGGATATGAGCCGGCCGCGCCGGCACGATCTGGATTTCAACGGCCAATGGTGACATCCGGCATAAGGGCGAGGATCGTCATCGGCAGCGGATCGAACTGCTTCACCCACATCGAACCGTGCGTGTTCCAATCCCACTGCGGCGTCATGTGAATATCGCCGGTGTACAGTCCAATCGCCTCATTCCAACGCTCGGTGGCGCGCTGCCGATATTCCGTCATTTGCGGACTGTCGCGATCGCCGTCCTTCGGACCGATAAAAATGCCACGCGTTTTCTCGACACGCATGGTCATTTCGCTGATCGACTTCTGGCGGCCCTGCACCGTGCCGAGCCCCTGCACCGTGCCGAGATCGAGATCGAGGGTTTGGATTGCCGCAGTGGTCGGCAGGCCAATGTGAGCCTTGGTCGCCGGGAACGGGAGCGTCACCTTTCCAAGCGCGACCACCAGATTGCGCACCACGTTGCCGTTCGCCAGCGCAACAACGGTCTGCCCTTCAAGGTGGTCTAGACCGCTTATCACCTTCGCCGCAGGCCCCTCATAGGTCAGGCCGGAGTCGACGAAAAATGCATCTTCGACGCGCGCGAAAACGCGAGGGCGCAGCCGTTCGATGTAGCGTTTTCGTTCGCCGCCGATCGTGCGGCTCAAAAGAAAATAGGGGGTGTCCTCGTTGCCTTCGGCGAGAACAATCACATCCTCGAAAATCGCATCATCGTCCGGACCACTCTGATGCCGTGTCCAAGCCCACACGTCATGCTCTTTCATGTAGGTAAGCGAGACCAGCGAGCCATCGTCGAGGATCACCCACACGATCGAATGCGGGGCCTGCGCATAGGCCCACGCCTTGATGTTTTTGTTCTCGAACAGATGCTTCGCAAGGATCGTCAGGTCGCGGCCATCGAACCCGTCCTTGGTCATATCGTAAGAAAAATCTCGAATGATGCCGCCGCGCGCCTGGGCGAATAGCAGTGTGTTTCCAACAACGATCGGCTGGACCCGCGCAGATCCCCGATATCCCTGCGGGTCGATCTTGATCGCGGAAGGCGCTATTGCATCAGATTGAGAACCGCCACTAACGATCCACTCCGATGCCGAGGTCAGCAGCATCAAGCCACGCAGCGCAATCATCGACCTGATTTCGTTCACCGTACGCGACCTTATCCGAAAGGTCACGGCATCGCTCGCCTTCGCAGGCCGCGCGTAACCAAAATTCTCGTAATTCGCCGACTGCGATAGCCATACAGCTTGCGGATCATTCTTCGTCGAAGCGAAGGCGAGCCGCTGTTCGACGAAAGTTGCGCAGCGGGGGAAATTTCCGGTCCCTGTAAATGGATTCCTGTCTGACTGCGGCGTGTCAGCAAGATCGGGCACCAGATTTTCGTCGTCGAACGACAGTCCCGACGTGCCGCCGATGTATCCGAAGACCCCATTGTCATTTCGATAGATGATGTACCGTGCAGCGCCGGGAACCGCCGGCCATGAAACGCTGTTTTTGCCGCCTGCAATTGTGAGGTCGTTCACGACGGAAGCGGCCGGCGACGGAATGCTTTCTTCGCCCGTTTCATCCGATACCGCCGAAACTGCGTACGTGTAGTTCTTCGCGACATAGCCGGTCTGTCCGGCTGTATCGACCACCTTGCTCACAGTGGGAGCGCCCGGCGGGGTCATCTTCCGAGCAAACGTCACCACCTCCAACGTCCAATTGTTGTCAGCGAGCCGTGCGATTCTTCTGACAGCATAGCTCGGGTGGCAGAGATACATGACATCCGCTTCCTGGATCGATACCAGATCGATCAGATCACCGTGGGAATACGGCGTCACGATCTCGTAGGCGACGCCGCCCGCCAGGATAAGGCCGCCGTCCCGGAAGAACCGGCAATAGCGGTCGCCGAGTTCGAGGCAATAGGACTGCGCGTCGCTGAACTGGAACGGGATCATCCGGCATTGGTGCGCGCTGTTCTTCACCACATTGACGAATTCCAGCCCAGCCCGATTGGACACCCCGCCGTGCGCATGAACGAAGACGTTCACCGCTGTCCGCAGGCCGGTCGTGAACTTTGCGAGGTCAACGCGAGCGGCGAGCGCCGGAGACAGCTCTCCTCCCGTAAACGATGGCTGCATTGCGCGAAGCTCTGCCATCAGACCACACCGTCTCGCGATTGCACAAAGTCGCTCTCGTGATCAGATGTCTCCCTGACCTCATTCGCATCGGCCTCCTGCGCGTCAATTTTAGCCTGCTCGGCAATCTTCATCGCATCAGCGCGGATTTTGGGGTCGCGCGTCAGAGGCATAGCCAATCGTGCGGCCAGTCGCCACGCGAGCAGATCAACCACCAGCGGCGGCAATTTCGATGGATCGGTGAGCCGCGCAGTGATACGCGCGAAGGCCGGCGAAAGGTTGCAGTAGATCGTCTCCCCTTCGATCTCAAAGGGGTTCAGAACCTCTTCGTGGTGAGACTGGCGCACGGGATCGACAGTCGAATAAGCGGGCCTGAGCCACCTGACATGCAGGCAATCGACCGGTCGCTGATACGCTCGACCCCATGCCCTGGGCTTGTCGTTGGCGATTTCCGCCAGCGAAACCGTCCTGCCGGCGAACCGCCAAGGATACGCCTGAAACATCAGATCGCGTTCGAATTCGAAGAATTGCTTGCACGCGCGTGCTTCTGCCGTTGGCTCCGTCAGCGCGGAAATATTCTCCTTGGCGAGGTTGGAGAGCGCCAAATTGCAGATCGAGACGATCGACGTCACGCCAAGACCCCACTGATTGCGCGAACGGGAATGACCAACTGATTGTTGTAGAGCTTGCGCGCATCAAGGATCAGCACCACGCCGAGCACCGGTTGATCGTTGTGAACCGCCTTGTCGGCTGTCAGGACATCGACACCGCGAACGCGCTGGTTGCCGACAAATGTTGCGAGGGCGCCAGCGTCGACCACGCCGTGCACTGGCAAGCCGTTGAACATCGCCGTCCCGTCAGGAACGATCCGGATGCCCAACACGGGCTGTTCGTTGAATAGGCTTGCCATTGCCGACCCGCGTCGATCAGGGAGGGAGGAAGGGCGCGAGCGCCCCTCCGTTTAATCGCTTACTCAGTGACGGGCTGCGGAGTGCCCGGCGCAACCCAATCGGGCTGATTAGCGCCGATCGCTTTCATCGCCTCCGCCGTGGTCTGCTGAACCGGCTCGGGAGCATCGGAGAACGGCGCAGGTTTGCTCGCTTCGACAAACGCGGCGATGATCTCGTGTGCGTCCTTCACCTTCTTGACCTCGTGACCGGCAATCTGCGAAGCGATCTTCCGCGCCTCGCCGACGCTGAGGTTCTGCCAATCCGGCGGGACAACGATGGGCGCAGAGCCGCCGAGATTGTCGTCGGCCGGCTTCGAGCCGCCGACCGTTCCGTCACCGTCGTGATCGCCCTTCCCGCCGAACGCCTTGGCCGGATCAAGCTTCGCCCAGCTCGGGCGACGCTTCGCGTCATACCAGATGTCATCCGGAACGGAGAACTGGTCGCCGATCTCCCGAACGACGCCGCCGAAATAGCCGCGCGAAGTTGCAACGACCTTAGCCATTGGACTGATTCCCCATCGTGACGCCGGCCGTCACCTTGCCCATGGTTGGCGCGGTGCCGGTCACCGTGTAATTGAGCCGCAGGAACTGTTCGTCGGTTCCGCGCTGGATGAACTCGGGGGTAACGACCTTGCCCGCCTTGAGATCGGCAAGAACGACGGTCTGCGACCAGACCGTCTTCGCCGACGTGAAGCCGCTGTTGTCGTCGACCTGGAGCGCGATGCCGAGCGATGTGAGGTTGTTGAACGCCTCGGTGATCTGGATCAGCAATGGGATCGCTCTGCCCTTGCCGATGTCGCGCACAACCCCGGCCTTGATCGGGCCGAGATCGAGAATGTTGGTGCTCGCCGCAGTGGCGGTGATCGCCTGCTGATCGGAGAGCAAGTTCTGGTTGTCGAAAATCATGGGTTGCCTTCTCGGTTGGCCTGCGCCGGATGGAGTGACGGCCCGCCGTGGCGGGCCGCGCGGATCAGAGCGTCACGGGCGGAACCAGCGCCTCAGTGTTCAGCAGCGCGTCGGTCATTCTGATGGGAATGCTGCGGTAGGTCGGGACGACCTTGCCCTCGACGTTCTCCGGCTTCAGTGCGGTGGCGTTCGCGTTCGCCGCAAGCAGCGCGCGGTCGCTGGACTGTGCGTCGAGCGTTTCGAGCACCTGACGATTCATGTAGATCGCCGTCCGGCCACCCTCCGCGCCCACGCCGTACACCGTGTACAGCCGATAGTACGCCTTTCGCAGAAGCGCCCACAGATCGACTGTTCCGGCCAGCATTTCGGACACGTCAATGTTCGCGATCCGCGCGCCGTGCCGGTAGTCCTTCACGAACGCGCCGATGTGCCATTCGAAGGTGGTGACCTTCGCGTAGTAGGGATCGCCGTTCGGATCGAGCACCTTCTCTTCTCCCTTGTCCATCACGACAACGCCGGCTTTGGTGCCCTTCGGATAGAGCAGCGAGGTCGCATGATCCGCCCAGGTAACGAACCAGATCGACGTGTTGTCCGAGCCCGTGCCGCCGCCGTGGACAACTTGATTGGCGATGTTCGGCTTGCCGGGGTCGACGAGGCCGGTGTTGTACGCCGAGTATCGCGCCGACACGCCCTTGAACTTCTCCGGAGTGGTCGCGGTGTCGTGGTAGAAGAAGCCGGTCGCCATTTCCTGATTCATCGTCTCCAGGTACGGCGAACTATCGACCAGTCGGGCTTTCGCCGGATCGGGTGCCAGCTTGAGCAGGCGAACGTCGATCTCCGAGCGGGCTTCGAGGAAGCCCGTGCTGTCGTCGACCTGCTGCATCGTCGACTTGGACGCCTTGACGCCCTTGTACAGCCGGCCCCACTGCGCGGTCGGATAGCCCGTTCGGATGGGATGCCGGTGCACGACATCCATGTTGCACTGGGTCGCGATCGCATCGTCGAGGATTGGGTTGTTCTGCTTGAGCAGTTCGATCACCGTGCCCTCGGCCGAGCCCTTGTAGGCGTCGATGAGGGTCGGATAGGAGCTACCGATAATCGCCATTCTCGCTAACCTTTCGGTACGTCGTTGGGGAACAACAGGTGCGCAGCATCAGCGGGTTTCCCCTTGCCCGTGTCGCCATCGGTCGGCGGGACGTCTTCCTTGATCAACGCCCCCACCTTCGCCATGAAGCGGATAAGCTCCGGATGGTTGCCGCCACCAGTCGCTTCCAAGTACTCCTTGAGGGCCGGTGTCCCGAGCGTGTCGACGGCACGGCGCGAGGTCTTGACCGTCGCGTCCCACTTGTCGCCGCCGATCTCATTGTCCGCCTTCGCGTCGTCGGCCCATTTCGCGACCGTCTCGCCCCATCCTTTGGACTGGTCGGCGGCACGCTTCTGCTGAATGTCGATGAACTTGTCCGCAAGCTTCTGAGCTTGCTTGTTCGTCAGACCGAGGTCTTTGAACTCGGGGCCGAGCGCATCGACCATGGCCTGATCGACCTCGACGCCTTCGGGCATCGTCAGTTGATACTTGCCATCGTCTGGCACCTTGTCGGCCGGATCGACGGGCTTCTTGTCGTCGCCGGCAGGCTTCGTCTTGTCGTGTTCGGCTTTCGCCGCGGCATTCTCCGCCTCCGACTTCTTCGGGTCGGGCTGGTATTCCTTCCAGTCGGCGGGCGGCGTCTTGCCGTCGCCTTCGGGCTTCGCGTCGCCGGCAGCGGGCGGAGTCTCGCCTTCCTTCGGAAACAGGATGCTTTCCGGCGATGCCGGCGGCGCATCACCACCACTGCCCGCCCCCGTTTCCGGCGCAAAGCTCATCCGGGCGCGCGGCGAAAAGCTCGCGAAACTACCCCTCAAGATCATCGTCGTTCTCCTTCTTGCGTTGTTGCAGCGACTTCATCGCGCTGCGGTCCACGTCCCGGATATCGGCGATATCGAGCAGCAAGCTCGGATACAGCCGCGGATCAATCTCATCGAGCTTCGAGATCAGCACGCGGCCCGCCGCCTGTTTGCCGATCGTGTAGTTCGTCGGCGCGTTCTGCCCAGTGAACGGGTCCCGGTAGATTGCGCACTGCTCCAGCATCCAGAACAGCACGCGCTTTCCGGCCACGGTGGCGACAACCTCGCGGATCGCGCGATGCAGTTCGTCGCGCTCGTAGTCCTGATCCAGCGTGGTTACCTCTCGCAAATCGGTCATCAGTGCACCGTCTCAGGCGGGAAAATCTCGATATCGAGCCAGCCGAATTCATCGGTGCCGGCGATGCAGACAACGGCATCGATCGGCTCGCAATCCTCACCGAAGACGTCGAGAAATTCGGTGATTGGCAAAACGGTCCCGTCTCGCAATGTGACGGTGCGCTCATACAAGCTCACAACTTCAACCTCGGGATGATCGTTCGACATCACGCCAATCCGATCTGATTGAGCAGCGACGCGCCGCCGGGGTTTTGGCCGGCGCTCGCGAGCACGCTTGCGGCGTCCGCTCCCTGCTTCGCGGCGGGGGCGAGCGTCGCCATCATCGCAGCGTTGTCCGCCGCCTGCTGCCGCTTGGCGCGTTCGGCACGCACCTTTTTGACTTCGTCGTCAGGCACGACGATCGATGGCGGCACGCCGAGCATGTCGCCGTACTGGTCGACCGCTTCGTCTGCATCGAACTTGTCGAGCACGTCCGGCTTGACGGCGGCGAGCTGACCGACGAACCCCGCGAAGCGTTCGATCGCGCCCGTCGCTACTGCCTTCTGTGCCTGGGCGAGGATCGAAATGTATTCGATCTTGAAATCGCGATTGACCAGCTCGCGCGGCGGCGGCGGCAACTGACGGCGGCGGTTGAGGATCGCATAGGTCCGCGAGATCACCGGCTCAAGCTGGCTCGCGTAGATGCTTTCCAGCACCGGCCCGAGCGCGAGCAACTTTTCCTCTTTCCGTTCCGCGATCTCCATGGAATTGCGCGGCTGGATGCCTTCCATGTTGGCAAGCAACAAGAACAGATCGGCATAGAAGGCGCGATTGATCCGCTCTTGAGTGTCCCTGATGTCTTCGCGTAGTTCACTCAGGCTTAAGTTGACGTCCATAGCCGGGCGATAGCCCTTGCCGGTCGGATCATCCGAATAGGTGATCGAGCCCGGCAACAGCGAAGCTGGATGGTTTCGCATCGACGTCGGGCCGGTCATCGGCGGCCTCACCTTCTTGTCGATGCCTTCAAGCTTACGCGCCTGCTCTTTCTGCAGCATCTTGACGTCGCCGATCGCGATCTGACCGGGCGACGTCGAGTAGTGATCATCGCCCGCCAGCTCCCAGGCCGGGCCGATCAGCGGATTCTCGTCGAAACCGCTTTCTTCGAGCAACTTCTTTTCGTCGGCGCGATCCTCCCAATAGTTCGATAGAAACGGTTTGTTCGTCTTGTCGATTTTCGACGGATCGCGCTCAATGCGCGGCTCGATCGCGTGGTTGACATCGAATATTTCGCCGTAGCGACCGCCGTCGTATGCGGTACGGATCGCGCTGCTCACGGCCTTGTAGCCGAAGCGCGCGACGATCCGCTGAACCGACCATCTGAATTGACGGTAGAGCGTCGTCACGCGGCCGGATTCGTCGCGCGCGATCCAAAACCGTCCATGCAGAAGCTGTTGCATTCGGACGATTGTGTCGTCGTCGTCGATCAGGATGCCCATCGACTGACCGAACAGGCCGAGATCGCCATAGCCGACGTGAAACGCGTTGTAGATGTTTGACGCCTGGAACACCTGCCGCATCCGGCTTTCGACGCTGGACAGGTAAGTCTTGACCGGCGCGAACTCGCGCAGCTCCGGATCGTCGGTCGTGAGGCGAAACCACGGCCGCGCAGGCGACGTGATCCCAGAGTGCATCCCGGATTTGAGGGTCTGAAGCGCAAACGTCGCGGTGCTGTCGATGATCTTGGCGCGCGAGTTCGCGCCCTCATCCTTGTTCGCCAGCCGCAGCCGCGACGGTTCGATGTACTCAGCGAGCGGCGACCACACGCCTTCCCACGGCTGGCGCACGCGCTTCAGTTCGCCGAGGCGGCGACGATGGTAGGCAACTTGCGTTTCGTGGGACGGCGCGTTGACGGTCATAGGCCGATCCTGAAGTTGTCAACTTCGCGATAGGCCGCGCCGTCATCGTCTTCCGACAGGCGTACAAACACTCGACTGCCCCACGAGACAGATTGCGCAGACTTGATCCGCGCCATCATGCCTTCGTGGACTTGCTTTTTGCCGTCCTTGTCGAGCAGCCGGAATCTCATCACTGCCCCAACAGCGTTTTCTTTTGCGTCGGCGCCTGCTCTGTCACGCCCGAGCCCGACGTCAGGATGGTGTCAGAGCCGGCGCGAATGCGGTCCTCGGTCCGACGTGATGTGCTGGAGCGAACCGCGTTGCCGTCAGGCGCGCGCATCGACGCGGTTTCCTTTGGCGTCGTCGGGGGAGGAATGTCGGGCGTCTGGATCAAGCACATTGGAGCACCACTCACGCGCGGTTGAGGTTTCCTCGACCTGTACGCATCGAATGGTTGCCGGCACGAACCGCCTAATCGGCGAGCGGGTTGTAATCGACCGTGACGGTCGCGCCGCCGGTCCGTCCGGCGGCGTCGCGCGGCTTCTTCGCCACCGGCTGCGCGAATGTCACGGCAAGCGCGTCACCCTCGTTAGGCGACGGGATGCCGCGATTCTTCATGTCCTCCTTGCTCTCAAGCTGCACCTTACCGTCGAGACGCGGCACGGTCTCAGGCCCGACCAGGTCCTGATACAGAACCTCGTTTTTTGGATCGATAGCACCTCCGGATTTGATCCAGAGCTTCATCTGGCCCCAGATGTACGCACGGACGTTGTAGAAGCCCGGATCGATGGTCTTGGTTGAGCCGAACCAAACCAGTTGCCACGTTCGGCCCATGGTGGTGCCGGCCGAAACAATTCCAGTTCCATAGCCCGCATCGACGAACACCGCGTCCGCTTGGTATTCATCCTCGAACCGCGCAACCAGATTCGCGACATCGACGTCGTTGTCGTTCCGCGGAATGGTGGCGAGCCGCTTCGAATAGAGCCCCTGCCGCAGCATGATCACGGTTGGATCATCGCCGGTCCAAGCTGGATCGACGCCGATGATCACGGGCGCGAATGCATACTGATCCTTGCGCAGATGCACCGCGCGGGCTTTGTCAACGTCGTCTGCGGAAATGAACTGCATGGCGCTCTGGGCTGGGAATTGCCCCCTCACACGATATTTCACGACGTCGGAATCCTCGCCGTGGTCATCGACGAGCTTCTGCAGGTAGGTCTTGTTCGTGCCTTCGACCGTGCGGCTGTCGATCTGACGCGTCACCCAGCGATGGCGGAAGCGGCGGAAGCACTCGCGAAACCGGCCGCTGTTGCGCGTCGGGTTGCCGAACACAATCCAGATGATGACGGTGTTTTCGTCCGTCATCGCGCCTTCCGCGACCTCCCAAACCTTGTCGTGGATTTTCGACGCCTCATCGAACAGGAGCAGGATGATCTTGCCCTTGTTGTGCAGGCCGGCGAACGCCTCGGTGTTGTGTTCGGACCACGTGAGGAAATCCATGCGCCAGCTATCGCCGTGCGCAGGATCGCGTGACTTGATGCTCATAGCCTGGACGTCGAACCACGACGCGGTCAGGCTCATCTTGAACCACTTGCCGACCTCGGGAGCGGTCTTGGTGCGTAGCTGCGGTTCGGTATTCGCGGTTTCGAGAACCTTCGCATCGTCCCAACAGGACATCGCCCAGTTCGACAACATGCCCATCTGCGCCGATTTGCCGATGCCGTGGCCGGACGCGACGGCAATCTGCAGCGGATTATAGCGCGTCGCCGGATTGGCGAGGTGATCGCGGATGATACGATTGATATCGGCCTGCCACGCGCGCGGCCCGGTGACTTCGGCGAGCGGTCCTACGCCCCAATCCCACGCGAGACGCGACCATGCGTCCGGATCGTACTGGCAATCGGCGGCAAGCTCTATGATGTCGTCGTTGTGGTCGCGTTTAGACGGAATCATTGCGCTTAACGACAATCGTGAGACCGAGCACGCTGAACGAAGTCACAATCAGCGCTCGATCCTTCGCGGCGACGTCAAGCTTTTCTGACATCTCGCGAAGTACACGTGCAAGCCACCCGCTGGAAGCTGCATCATACTTGACCGCAGCGCCGAGCATCGCTGCTAACTCAAGCCGCTTGGCCGTCGCGTCGACGATGCCGAACCATGGACCAGTCTTCATCACCGCCTCGCCCATTCCCAATGATACACCACCGCATCGGCCGGGAGCGCCGCAACCGGCTCGCGCTCTCACACGAACCGCGCCACGTACTTAGCGCCAGCGCTCGGCTTGCGGATGTCGAGGATCATGAACGCCGTTCGGCCGCGCGCCGCTTTCAGGTATTGGCCGGGCATCGGCAAATCGCCGTCCCATTCAAGCGCGGTCAGCGTCACGGTCATTCGGCCGCCCTCCGCCTCGCCTTCGCGCGCACGATGCGATCGGCCAGAGCCTCAACGCCGGTCACCGCAACCTGATCTTGGAACGCGTTCACCTGCACGTGCTTGCCGATCAGTTCGAGCCGGCGCACGCGGTCGCTGATCTTGATCTTCTTCACGAAGCCGATCTGCTGCCGATCCTCGCCGAAACCCTCGAACAAAGCTTCGACCTCGACACCGGCAACGAGGCCCTGACGCCAGATCAGCGGCCATTCCTTGACCGGCTTCACGTCGCCGTTGTCGTCGTACAGGTCCGCAAGATCGGCTTCGGCCTCGACAGCCAGGCGCTTGAGCACCCATCCGGCGTCGATCTTCGTTTCCTCGCTCCGCTCGATCTTCGCCGCGTTGATCGCGCCACGGATCACGGAATTCGTCATCAGTTCGCGTGATATCGTTCCCGCAGACTTCGGCGAGTAGCCTGCGCGGATCGCGGCCTGAGTAGCGTTCAGGTCTTTCAGGTATTCCGCCACGAACGCGCGTTGCTTCGGCGTCAGCGGTTTCATGGTTGCTGCCATTGCTCCGATCCGATCGATTGACCGGGGCTTACGACGCGAACGGTTGCTGCGAAAATCGCATCACTTGCGAGTGGCAAGGAGGTTTCTAAGGAGCACCAACATTTTTTCGAATAGGCGAAAACGTCAAGTATGTAACCGGCTGTACTTATGTAGCCCTGTCTATTCCTCTAATTATAATCTTTTGATCTCTCTTATAAATGTCTTTGTCAGCGTCAGATTATTGATATTGCTGATGAACTTAACGCATCGAGGTTTCTAATTTCGGGTTCCTCGTTATGCCCGACAACATAGCCCGGTATAGTTCAAGGCCTCAAATCAGGCCCCTTAAAAACCTCGACCCATCCTGTTGACACCCTGATCTGTTGTGCTTAGTGTTGCGATTATCGCAACAGGAGCACGACACATGGACTGCACTTTGCCGACCGGGGCTTACCCCGCCTACACCACCGCGCAACTCGAAGAATTTCTGTCCGGGACCGGCGAACGCTGCCTTGGCGAGCAAACAGCTTCCAAGATGCGCGCCGAGATCGAGCGCCGCCACGCCGTTGCCGCTGGCGACGTCTCGCGCATGTCACCGAGCGAGCGGCTTCGCTTTACCCCCGCAGCCCGATAGGAGCCTGACCATGCCCGCGGTTGTCGCCGACGTCCCCACCATCAAGTTTGAACGTATCGAGCGCCCTTGCCCCCACAACAAACACCTACGAGACGCGATGGGCGCGATGACGCCGCGCGGCCTGATCTACGATTTCAACGTTATGATCGGCGGCGAGCTGCGCGCGGTGCTCCGCCGAAAAATGATCGGCACGGGATACGATCTGTGCGATCCTGACGGGCGCGGCATTAAGGACCCGGAATTTACGAGCCGCCACGCCGCCGAGGTCGACCGGCAAAGCGACTTCGAACTGTTCATTTCCGAGTATCTGGCGGCGGGTCGCATTCCGACGCTTCGCCGAGCAGCGCGCCGCAGACGCCCAGGCGAAGGCCGACCGGATCGCCGCCACGAAGACAGAGAATCGCCAGCGCGCGATCGAGCAGCGCGCCGTCGATCTATACGACGCCTTGAAGCTGGCGCTTGCGGCATTGCCGGAAGGTGATGAGAGCGCCGCCCGTAGCAGCGCCCTGCTCGCAGAAATCGACGCGAACGCCGCCGAACTGATGGCCGCTGTCGATGCCGACCCTTGCCGCTTCGGCATCTACTGAGGCGCAGCACCATGCCCCGCCCCGCTCAGCTCATGCTCACCATCGCGCGCGAGCTTGCATCGCTCGCCGCGATCTTCGCATTCATCGCCATGGTCGGGCTGTGGGCCGGCGTCCTCGGAGGCTCGATCTGATGAATGCGCGCAGCACCTTGCTCTCCATCGCCGAGGATCTGCGAGTTCGAGCCCACGAAGGCCAGCGCGACGCCGTGGCGCGGGGGCGCAAGAACAAGATGATCCGCATTCGAACCGACAAGGCGCTGACGCTGGCGATGGCCCTCCGCGCTCTGCTTCAAGCGGATACCGTGCGATGACGATCATCAGGCCGATGAAGATACTGGTTGGTTGCGAGACGTCAGGCGTAGTTCGTCGAGCGTTCGCCGCGCGCGGTCATGACGTCTGGTCTTGCGATCTTCTCCCGGCAGAGGATGGCAGCAACCGCCACATCATCGGCGACGTCCGGGACTACTTCGCTGATGGCTGGGATTTGCTCGCCGTGCTTCACCCTCCCTGCACTCGCGTGTGCAACAGCGGCGTCCGCTGGCTTTCAGTGCCGCCGCCACTCGTGGCCACGAACAAGCTTACGCCGCCCCAGCCGGGAACGGCCGAGCACAAGGCATGGTCACGCGTGCACCGGGCGAGCCCCGGTCCGGACAGATGGAAGGAACGCAGCCGAACGTACGACGGGATCGCCGCCGCCATGGCCGACCAGTGGGGCGGATACGCGATCGAGCAGGCGCGAGCCGCAGCATGAGACACGCATGGTCCGCACCCGAAGTAATCGACGCTAACAACACGGCGCGCCGCTGCACGAAGTGCCCGACGCGCCGGATCACACGGCACGAGCCCGACAACTTCCCGCGACACTGGACGATGTTCGCCATCGGCGACGGTCCGCAATTTCATTCAGAGAAGGTGCCGCCATGCACCGGAAAGGGAGCCGCCATGACCACAGAGACCACCGCGAAGCCCGCGCCGAAGATCGGGTTGAAGGCCATTGAGGACGCGACCGCCGCCACCGTGTTTTGCGACGGCGGCGTTGATGCGATGATCGAGCGGATCACTGCCGAAGCAAAGCCGGTCAAGACCGATCTTGCGACGAAGGCCGGGCGCGACGCCGTGGCGTCCGCCGCTTACCGCGTATCGCGCGCTGCTACGTTCCTTGACGAGCTCGGCAAGGAACACGTCGCCGACTTGAAGAAACGGGCCGGTGCGATCGATGCGATGCGCCGCACCCTGCGCGACGGCCTCGCGACGCTCAAGGACGAAATCCGCGCCCCGCTGACCGCTTTTGAGGACGCCGAGAAGGCGCGCATTCAGGGGCATGACGACGCGCTGGCCGCGGTGGCCGCCCTGCTCGCCCATGCCGGCGATCGGACGTCGACCGAGATCGAGGCGGCGCTTGTCGAACTCGGCGAGATCGCGCAGCGCGATTGGCAGGAATACGAGGCGCGCGCGGTGTCGACGATCGACCACGTCCGCGAGGGCCTGCGCAAGGAACTGGCGACCGCCCGCCAGCGCGAAGCTGACCGCGCCGAACTCGAGCGACTGCGCCAGGAAGCGGCCGAGCGCGAGCGCCGCGACCATGAAGCAAAGATTGCTGCCGAGGCCGCCGACAAAGCGCGGGCCGAGGCCGAAGCCCAGGCAGCGGCCGAACGTGATCGGCTTGAGCGGGAGCGGATCGCCGCCGAGCAGCGCGCCCAGCAGGCCGAGGCCGATCGCCTCGCGGCCATCGAGCAGGCCGAGCAGGACCGGCAGAAGGCGATCGAAGCCGAGCGCCAGCGGGTCGCTGACGAACAGGCGCGTCAGCAGGCAGAAGCCCAGCGCCGCGAGAGGAACAAGGCTCACGCCGCGAAGATCAACAACGAGGTTCTTAGCGCTCTGGTCGGCTGCGGCCTCACCATCGAATTCGGCAAGCTGTTGATCGCCGCAATCGTTCGCGGCGAAATCCCGCATACCACCATCAGCTATTGAGGGCCGCGATGATCATCGTGCAAGTAAAATTGCTTTCTGCTGTCACCGGAGAGGCAACCGAACTAGCCCGCATGGAGATTTCCAACGACGGTGACCACTCGAACCATCGGCGCGGTAACTACTCTGTCCGCACATTGCGAGGCCGCAGTACGACAGCCCTCAACAAGCGCGTCACGCAACGGGCCGGCGAGATCAAGGATTTCCCGCGCCTCGCCATTCACGTTTGGAATCTGGTAGCGACCGCGCTCAAAAGCATGAAGTACGCCGAATGACAAATCTCAGCACCGCTGCTTTCCGCACCCTCGAACCCGGCGACCCGTGGACGTTCATCTATGACGCGCCGGTTTTGCACGACAGCGGTCGTCACGTCGTGGTCGGCGAACTTATCAGCAAGTGGTTCGCGACCAACGAGCCAGGCCGGGTGTTCCGGATCACCGCAATTCGCGGCACAGCGTACGAGACTGAGTATGTAGGCTTCGAAACTGACCTCCGCGCGACCGAGAAAGCGCCATGACAGCCACCGCCCGCGTCGCCCGCGTTATCGACTACGAGACCACGGGCACGCCAGAGGACGCCGACGCCGAGATCATCGAGTTCGGCCGAATCGACGTCGATCTTGCGACGCGCCAGATCGGCAACGCCTGGACGTCGCTTTGCTGCCCGCGCGGCCCGATCCCCGCCGTGGTCAAGGCCGTGCACCACATCACCGAGGTCGACGTTCGTGACGCACCCCAAGCCCGCGAATTGTGGGAGCCATTCTTTGACGGGTGCGGGCCGAATGACATCCTGGTCGCGCACAACGCCAAATTTGAGCAGCACTTTCACGCGGGCGACGGCAGACCGTGGATCGACACCTACAAGGTCGCGCGCGTGGTGTTTCCGGACGCGCCGACGCACTCGAACCAAGGCTTGCGCTACCTGCTCGACCTACCGGTTGATCGCGAGCGCGCGTCGCCGCCACACCGCGCCCTGCCGGACGCCTACGTGACAGCGCATCTTCTCGTCCGTCTGATGGACTTCAAGACGATCGACGAAATGGTCCACATTTCGAATTATCCGGCGCTGCTCAAGATTATGAATTTCGGCAAGCACCGCGGCATGACATTCGCGGCCGCCCCGCTCGACTATCTCGAATGGCTCGTTTTCAAGAGCGACATGGACGAGGACACCAAATTCTCGTCCCGGTACTGGATCGCGAAGAGAACGCGAGGTGACGCCCCATGACCGTCGCCAACAAGATTGCCCGCGAGGACGCGATCACAGAAGCCCTGCGCGCGGCTGACCTTGCGATCGGCGACGAGGCGCCAACGCCTCAGGCGCTGCGGATCATCGCGGCGCTTAAACGCCTGCGATCTGGCAAGGCCGTGCGCGTGTCCGGAACACACCGCGTCGACTATCTCAGCCGCGTACAGGAGGCGGCCCGCGCGGCGTGGCTGGCGCGGCACGGATCGGTGTTCGGCCCCGAGCACGACGCCATGGCCGGGGTTGACACGCCGATCGGCCGATTGCGCATGGTCACGTGGCGAACGCTTTGGTCCGGCGGCGCACGCGGCGAGCGCATCGCATGGGCCGGCGAATACTACCTCGATGATGAGCCGATCACCGTGGCCGAAATCAAGGACGCCGGCTTGGCGCAGCGGCGAACGCAACGCACCCGGCAGAGAAAGGAACGGGTCGAATGACCGCGACGGCTTGACAAGCCTACATACGCGCCCTTAATGTTGTGATTATCGCAACATAACAACAGGATCGCAACAGCGATGACCCCGCTCCCCAATCCGTTCTATCTGGTCACCGTCGCACACCGGGCCGGCGCGTACACACCGGAGCGCAACTTGACCGACATCGGCCGCGCCGAGACGATCGACGATATCGCCACCGGCCAGTTCGAGGGCGTTGTTCAGGTGATCGAATGCGACATCGCCGCCGGCACGAGCCGCGACGTCACCAACGAGATCGCCCGCGAGGTCATGACGCGCTGGGCGATCGACGGCGAACCGCTCACCTGCGATCAGATCGATTTCGTTGAGCAGTGTGTTTCGATTGGCGCGGCCAATGCGTTCGCGAGGGTCGCGTGATGCAGATCGACATTCCAGTGACGATCCATTTCGACTGCAACGGCCGCAATGCCAACGGCCGCCAGACCAGCCGCACGTTCACGTTGCGTTTCGACACGGTGGACACCAGCAAGCCGGCGCAGATCGCGCGATCCTACCCGCCGGCCGAGAATTCTGCCTGGACGATCGACCATGCCGGCATCCTGTTCGGCCTATTCAATCACGATACAGACCGAATCATCGCTGCGCGCGCGCTGGCCAAGCCGAGCGACTACGCGCCTGCGACGAACGACAACTCCAGCCTCGACGACGTTGATTGCGCCGTCGCCGCCGTCGCTGCGGAGATCATGGCGTGATCGGCCGGGCTTCCGCGGTCATGGCCGGCAATTTTCTCGCCGCCGTCGCGATCTTCTTCATCTCATCGATCGTTTTCAACGCGCCCGCGATTTTCGAAGCGGTGCGGAACTACTTCTGAGGGACTGATCCGGTGGCGCTCGAAAAGTTCAAGAAATCCAAATTCCGCAAATCGACTGCGGACGTCATCACGAAGGCGAACAGCATCATTGCTGCATATCAGGCAATGGGGTTTTCTCTGACGCTACGTCAGCTCTACTACCAGTTCGTGGCGCGAGGTTTGCTGCCAAACAAGCAGCAGAACTACAAACGCCTCGGCGAGATCGTCAATAACGCGCGCCTTGCCGGCCTGATCGACTGGAACGCGATTGAAGATCGAACCCGCAACGTCCGCCAGATCGCAATGTGGTCTAGCCCGCAATCGATCCTTGATGCGGTGGCCGAGCAATACGCGGAAAATCCCTGGGACACCCAGGAGTATCAGCCCGAGGTCTGGATCGAGAAGGACGCCCTTGTCGGCGTTATAGAGCCGATCTGCTCGCGAATGCGAGTGCCCTACTTCGCTTGCCGAGGATACACGTCGCAGTCCGAGCAGTACCGCGCCGGAAAACGATTTGCAGCGACCCTTCGAGCCAAGAAGCGCCCGCTCGTCCTGCATCTTGGAGACCACGACCCCAGCGGCCTCGACATGACGCGCGACAACGGCGATCGCTTGCGCATGTTCGCCCGCAAGGGCGTCGTCGTGAAGCGGTTGGCGCTCAACATGGATCAGGTTGAGCAGTACAACCCGCCGCCGAATCCGGCGAAGGAAAGCGACAGCCGCTTCGAGGGCTACCGCGCTTCCTATGGCGATGAGAGCTGGGAGCTCGACGCGCTGGATCCGCCCGTAATCGAGAAGCTGATCCAGGACGCGCTCGACGAAATCATCGATACCAGCGCTTGGGACAGCGTCATGTCGCGCGAGGAAGCGAACAAGGCTGATCTCGAAGCCGTCGCCCAGCGATGGGCCGACGTTTCCGAGTATCTGAGGGATCAGTGATGCCCGTCTTCGCATCCGTCGCCCTTATCCGTCGCAACGGCGCCACCGTGTACAAGCCGCCGCGAAAAGAGCGGAGCGCCACAGAAACGCAAGCCCGCAAGTCAGCAGCGCGGTTCTGGTGCGGTCACATCGCCGATCCGGACGTCCTGTTGAAAGTCGTGCTGGTGTCCGCCGCCGGCCCGCTGATCCAGATCGCCGAGCGCGCCGCCGCTGGTGGCCGCGATCAGCCATGGGTCTCCTACCAGCTCCACGCCAGCGAGGCCGTCAAGCAGCCCCAGGTCGCGGCGTGCCTATCCGAGCTGGGCATCGATCCTGACGCCGCGCCGCCGCTTCTGCCCGACACGCTGGAAATCAACGGCGTCATCTACAGGAGGGAGATTTGATCTTTCCCGACATCCCCGTGAAGGCCCTTAGCGTGATGCAGCCGTGGTCATGGCTCATCGTGACGCGCCACAAGCCGATCGAGAACCGGAGCTGGCGGACGCGTTACCGCGGGCCGGTGGCGATCCACGCTGGAAAGAAGATCGACGAATACTGTGCGGCCGATCTCAAAAGGCTGCGGCACCCGACAACCTATGTGTCGCGGGATTTCAGCCCGCCACCTGTTTTCGAGCGCGGCGGCATTGTCGGCGTGGCCGACATCGTCGATTGTGTCGGGGAATGTAGCCGCCCCCCCCCTTGAAGCCTTGATTCAAAGCCCACGCGAAACCGGGCATTAGACCGGGTACACGCCGCCAACGTCTGATTTTTTGTATCAATTTTTCAATCTATTAGGTCACTCAAATCGACGGACACCCCTTCCGCCACTGTAAGCTATTGATTTTTCTGCAGTACAGAGCCGTTAAGCGACTCGATTCTGTTACAATTTAATGTAACGTTTCGAGGCCCCCATGTACCTATGGAAACGAGGCGACA